TGGGAGCAAAATTTTATGCCGAAGACAAATGACGCGGCATGCTCGGTTTGCGGTGAGCGGAAAAACGAGTCAGCTTTCTACGCCGGCTCGGCAATGTGTAAGGATTGCAAGGTCGCCAGGCGGCAGCAGGCCAGTAACAAAAACCAGAATAAATACCTGGGCAGACTGCGTACGGAGGCCAAGCGCCACGCCCGCAGGCGAGCCATCGAATTCGACCTCAAGGCTGGACACCTCGAAGAACTGTGGCGGAAGCAAGTGGGTAGGTGCGCACTCTCAGGAGCCATTATGACGCACCACCGAGACGGCCAAGGGCACAAAGATTTCAACGCCTCGATTGACCGAATCAATAGTGCACTGGGATATGTCGCAGGCAATGTTCAACTGACGTGTCTGCGGGCAAATTTGATGAGGTCAACCCTAACCTCGACAGAATTCAATTGGTGGATCAGGACTATTTCTGACCATTTAACGGCCCGATGAACACCTCACCAAATACCCCAAAATGCCCCAAAATAACGTGCGTCAGTCGTGCGTCAGTCGCACTTGTGCGTCAGTGTGCGTCAGTCGTTTTTCTGACTGGTGCGCCTTTAAAATCAATGCCTTGCGACGATTTGCGTCAGTGCGTCAGTCCGTTTTTGCGCCAGTGTGAAATGTGTCGTCAAAAACTATTTAAAATCAATAACTTAGAGCGTTTGCGTCAGTGCGTCAGTCGCCCTATATATATAATATATATCTGGCGCACTGACGCGCCAGATATATTATATATATATATGTGCGGCGCGATTTTTGAGGTGGTGGCATGAGCGAGCTTGAAGAAGAGTTCGCGGCGCAGCTCGATGCGGCTGGCGTCAAATATCAGCGTGAGCTGATGCTGATCCCAAACCGGAAATTCAGGTTCGACTTTGTGATCCCGCAGACCACCCTGGTCGTGGAAGTGGAAGGGGGCACCTGGCGCGGTGGCAGGCACACAAGCGGTGCCGGGTTCAGAAAAGACTGCGAAAAATACAATCTGGCACTTGAACATGGCTGGCGAGTGCTGAGATTTACGACCGACATGGTCAGAAAAGGACTGGCGCTTGAGTCGGTGGTGCGAGTGCTTAGCCAGGATGGTGCTGTGGGGCGCTCAGATGGCCTGTAAGGCGATTTATGCTCTGCCCTGAGTGTGGGGGAGGGTCGAGGGTGGTGGATACGTCAGAGCCATCAGATTGCGTCATGCGCCGTCGCGAGTGTAAACTCTGTCGGAACAGATGGGCTACGGCTGAGAAGTTCGTTCAGAAGAAAAAGAAGCAGCCGAAGCAGCCGAAAAAGCCAGCGCGAAAGCGAGTGCTGAGCGCACAGGGAACGGTTAAGGACCGGGAGCGCAGACTTGATGACTGGGAAGCGCGCCTGGAAGAGCAGGAAACACTTAGAGAACTGGGAATCGAATATGGCCGGGAACCGTAAAATGCATGAGATTGTGAAAGCGATCAATGACGTTGGAGAGGACAAGATATTCGGTCAGATGACCAAAGGCTGGACCACGCACAACACATGCCAGTGGCTGAAGGTGGGCAAGCGGGCATTTTACAAGTGGTTGAGGTCTGAGCCTGGCCGCCAGGATCGGTATTACGCCGCCAGGAAGATTTGGGCCGATCATCTGGCAGAAGAGACTCTCGAGATCGCCGACTCAGCCAAGGATCCTGCTGATGCCGCTGTCCGAAAGCTGCGCATCGATACGCGAAAATGGCTGGCAGCCAGCGCCAATCCCGATAACTGGGGTGACCGTCGCGCTGCATTGGTGAATGTCAACATCCAGGATCAGCATATCGAGGCGCTGCGCGAGCTGTCCAATAGCGACCTTATCCCGGATAAATAGATATCCGCGTGCACGCGCAGCGGGGGCGGCTGCTTGTGCGCGGGGGACATAAAAAAGGTAGAAAAAACAAGGGCTTAGGGCTGCGCCACGAAAAAAGGGATGGCCCTCCTGCGTAACGCCCGTGTACGAGCGTTACGCAACAACCTTATACACTTCAAAGATTCTTATGGAATACACCCTCTGGGGGGTACATTTGGGGGTATATCTGAGAGTACAACTATTAAAAGCGTTATTATTCAATAAGATAGGTGCCGAGTCAGGGAGAGGCTATAGAAACCCTTGTGCAGCAAGTAGAGCATAGGGGTTCCTTGGATCTGCCGCGCCCAGGGTTGATCTGGCTGCCGGCTGACCCCCCCCTCAATATTTGGGGCCGGGGGGGGGAAAGAGAATAGGGCCACGCGCAGCAAAAAAAAATTTGGAAATTTTGGCGAAAAAGCCCAGGTTGGGCCCAGGCTTCATGGCCTGGAGGCGAAATAACACCTATCCGTTGCTTAGCAGGGGTTAGCCGTTGCTTAGCAGGGGTTAGCCGTCCTTACCTGTTTCAATAACGCGCCCATATCGTAGGGCGCTTATCGATTGCCCCCTCGCCGGCTTGTTTCTATCTGCCGGACTATCCAATCGTCTATTTCTGACGCAATCCATCCAACAGAGCGGCTCCCCAAGGAAATGGGTTTTGGAAAGTTACCCTCCGACATACGTAAATAGATCGTCGAACGAGGTAGGCCAGTGCGGGTTTTAACATCCTGAAGTCTGAGTATGGTCAATTTCTGAGTAAGCATGGTGAATCCTCTATGAGTTCACCGATATTCTCCTCGCTCCCAGGATTTAAGTCTGCGGTAAAACCCCCCCGACCTTTTTCCGCATGGAGGACCACCGCCTACTGAGGCATATTTTTGCAGAGTGTTTTTTGCGACTGGGAAGCCTAGCTCCGCGAGAAACGCGGCTGCCTCAGCGCGAGAAATGTACGGCATCTTGTAGACTCCATCAGAAGGACAGAGTAAGAATATCAGGATGCAAAAACACCTATTTTATTAGGTGCATTAATCAAAGATTCAATCAAGCTCCTTGTCCATACGCGCCAGACCTCACCTTTTACCGCATACTTTTTGTGGTTGATGTGCCTCACATGAGAAAATAAGGGTACCTTATTGCCCATATATGGGGGTGCATTCCTTTGCCAGCGTATAGAAACGGTCCTGCCGGCCACATAGATGCGGCAGCGGATATTGTCAAGCTATTTAATGCCTCGAGCAAGAAGGCGGCCAAGGAATCCAGGAAGGGCAAAAAAAGCAAAAGTAAGAGCAGGAAGAAATAGTGACTAATATATTCGACCACCTTGCTGGACTAGAAATTGAGGAACAACGCTTATTGGTGGAGGAGGTTAATTCGCTTCTCGGCAAGGTTAGGCCAACACCAGCCCAGACTGCATATTTGGGTTTACAGATGCTCCCCCTAGCCGGTAGTGCTGAAGCCGCAGGGCAAGTGGTGCCATTGCCCCCCCGTAGTGTGTCGAGTGATCAATTCCTAGAGTACATGAGAACGGCCAAACCCATGCCGAGTATCAAGCAAAATATTGCGCAGGGTAATTTGCTTGATGCTGGTTTGCAGGGGGTTAGTCTTGCGGGAGATGCTCTCACCCTGTTGGGTGTAGGTATGCCCCTCAAGGTGCTCGCCAAAGCCGGTCAGGCGCTCCGCAAATCGAAATCGCTTCCTAAGCCTGATGATGTACCCAGGTTGAAATTTGAGGGTGACAGTGCTCCCGAAGAGTTAGCCGAGGGAACCAAGCGAACCTTCAGTACAACCGGCAAGTATAGGGGTGGCCCACCAGGGATTAATTCCCCACAGAAATTAGCAGCAATGCAGAAGCGTCTGCGTGGTCATATGAAAAGGGGCGCTGATCATCGACTCTGGTACGAAAAGACAAACGATTTTATAAAACAGCAGACTGCTGGCCGACCTGGCAGGCAGGATCAGTACGCTGCGACTGCAGCGATAACAAGCCAGGGCACAGCAGTCCCAGGAAATGCAACGATGGCCATGAAGGGGTACAACCAGGCAATTGTTGGCGACGCAATTAACACTGGCAGATTCCCCCAGACTATGGGCCCGTCGATTGAGGCGGTCCGCAGTGGCACTTCTCCGCCACTGGGCCCGAAAAGAGAACCATTTTACGAGGCGCTCAATCAGTTGGAGGGGCGACTCAGGCAGACAAATGATATTCGCCAGGGAAGGGCTTTTGGCTACAAAAACGCTGACGGGTCGGAATTTTCTAGCGGACTGAATACTGCGCAGCATCGCTTTATCGATGAAGAAACGGCCAAGTTGGTTGCGTGGGCCAATAAAACCAAAGCTGGTGGTTATGATGATTGGAATGCTGATCGGATGCAGGCTGCAGTATGGGTATCGCAAAAGGCAGAGCAGGAAGGGACCTCTATTGCAGACGCTGGCAGAATGTTTCAGGATTTTACGCCTCAAGCGGTAATCAGAACCGAGGCAGCGCCCTCGGCCAGTCCGGGCCTGCTGTCTGGGCAAGTTTTCCCACCTCATTTGAAGGGACTACATGATCCCAATAACAGACAAGCGTTGGAGGAGTTCAGTGCGCTGCAAGATGAGGCCATGCAAACGCCGCTAGGGTNGGATTACTTGACGGCCCAGTCTGGCGCGATGACACCTCCCGCCTATGCTGGCCCAGGTATGTATGAGGGTGTCAGTAACCCTGCGGTTGGTATTCCTATCTCTGTGGGCAAGTTATCAGGGCAACGGGTTAGAGATCCTGTTACCAGCAAAACAGTTGAAGCATCCATCATGGACCCGTCAAGCCGAAAGGTTGTCGAGGCCAATGCGGCTATGCAGGGACTGCTGCGGGGCCAAGACATGGTGGGTTACACGTCAATTATGAAGGCGCCCAACGCGGCGAGCAGAAACGCCATAGAAGTGAATCTCGGGCAGACGATAAAGCCCAGTCAAATGAAGGCGCTTGAATCGGCCATTAATGACGAATTCGGGAAGGGTCTTTTAATCCCGCTCCATACTGAAAATGGTGTGGCAATCATTACTGCCGGGGCAAAAGAATTAGGCAAATTGGTGGCGGGCACCCCGGCGCCCTACAAGCGAAGATATCGAGGTAGGGGATCTGCAACAGTGAAAGAGGCACTTATGCAGAAAACGCCAGCCTGGCAGAAAAAATTGGACAATGTGGTCAAAGAAACGCTAGATCCTGAATCAACCCGGTGGGGTCTTAATACAGGGGACCTTGTCGGGGATACCGTTGATTGGACCTATACGCCCAGCAGATACCTTGGGCCATTAGAGGATGTTGGCCCGGAGATGACAAACCTGTTGGATGTTGGCGCTAAACGAATATCTCCTGCATTGCAAACGCTTGATGCCAAATTAGTAAAGGAATTTCCTTCTGCAGGAAAGAGAAGCATCATTGTTACTCGCGTTCGAGAGGCGCTTGCCCAGAAGGGAATTGCAGGGGTTCGGGAGCTGGTGGATAAGGGATTAGTCCCTGCCGTTGTTTTAGGAGTTCTTCTTGGCGCGCAAGGTCTTCCGTCATCCACTGAACGTCCCCATACGCCTCAAGGACCTCTGATCTAATGCGTGCGAAGACGCCGGGTAGATCGGCACTACGTCGCCTACCGAGATCGGTATTAGGGTCAAGGTATTCGCTGAAAGTGAGTCTGCCCATAAAGGAATTCTAACATGAGTGAAGCATATAATACTAACGAACAGTTCGTTGAAGAAAACCCCGAACTGAGCGAAGAAGAGCTGCAGAGCATAGTCGCGAGTGCGATTGAAGATGCGGCAGATTTTATTGACAACAGCATCTCGCCAGGCCGGGCA